TTACTCGTGATCCTATGCGGCAAGATTCAAATACAGTAAATATGGGAACAACTTTAACCAAACGAGATGAAAGATTGGCTAAAGGAAAAATGTTAGGATAATTTCTTATTTTTGCTGTATTATACTAGTTAACGGGCAACCCGAAAGGGTCCGGTGGCGTCGCCTAGCCATAAGGGTATGTGGGGGTCCGTTTGGGCAGCCTCTGCGAGCAGTGTAACTTAACTTTTACTGATATAAGGAGGACATATGTCCATTCAAATCACTACAGCATTTGTACAACAGTACCGTGCTAACGTTGACCACCTTGTACAGCAGAAAGGCTCGCGTTTGCGTGCGCTCGTTCGCTCTGAATCTCAGAATGCTGAGTTCGAGTTTTACGATCGTATCGGAGCGACTTCTGCTCAAGAGGTGACTGGCCGCCATCAAGACACACCATTGATCAATGTACCGCATGATCGTCGTCGCGTTTCTTTGCGCGATTTCGATTGGGCAGACTTGATTGACCGTCCTGATCGTATTCGCATGTTGATTGATCCAACTTCACCATATAGCCAAAATGCTGCTTATGCACTAGGCCGTAAGATGGACGAGATCATTCTAGATGCTGCATTTGCTTCTGCTTACACTGGTAAAACCGGGTCATCAACTGTATCATTTCCAAATACCCAACAAGTTGCAGTTGACTTTGTTGAAACTGGATCTGCTGCAAACTCCGGCTTGACCATCGGTAAACTACGCAGAGCTAAGCAAATCCTAGACAAAAACGAAGTAGATCCTACAGAGCGTCGTTATATTGCAATGACTGCAAAGCAAATGAACGATTTGTTGAGAACTACTGAAGTTACTAGCGCTGACTTTAACACTGTACGCGCTTTAGTTCAAGGTGAGCTTAACAGTTTTATGGGATTCGAGTTTGTACGCACTGAGTTAGTTAGAACTAACGCTTCTAGCCATCGCCGTGTAGTGTGCTGGGCTCAATCAGGTTTGTTGCTAGCAGTTGGTAGTGACATTACTGTTGATATCGGTCCACGTCGTGACAAGCGCAATTCCACTCAAGTCTACGTTTCTGCTTCATTCGGCGCAACCCGTATGGAAGAAGAAAAAGTAGTTGAAATTATTTGTGCTGAATAAGGAGAACACACATGGCTACTTTTAATTCGACAGAATATGCTAACAGCGTAGCAGTTCCTCCTACAATGAATGATGCGTGTGATGAGCATGGCCGCGTTCGCGTTGCCGCGTTTACATATACGCAAGTAGGAGCTGGCACTGCTGGCGACAACGTTCTTTTAACTACGCTACCAGGCGGCACTGTTCGGGTATTGCAGATCTCTGTAAATTACTCGGCGTTTGGCGCGTCGCGTACGTTAAAAGTTGGTCATACTGGTTATACCACTATGGCTAACGCAGCTGTTGTTGCTAACACTACTGCATTTTTGGCGTCTACTTCTATCGCTACTGCAGCGACTACCACATCTGACATCACGTCCAAATGGACAAGCCGTGAAGGAATGGTAATTTCTGGATTAGTTGAGGGCGGTACACTCCCTGATGCAGCAACGATCAATGGCTACATTTTGTATTCTATTGATTAAGTAATAATTGCAGCAATATAGGGGGTCGGGTTTCACGTGCTCGATCCCCTTCTTTACTTAGGAGTCTATCATGGCCGCATCAGATATTGAAATAGTGAATCGCGCCTTAACCTTGTTAGGCGTAGACCCAATTAATTCGCTTTCTGACCCCACCAAGGCGGCAGCCACGGCAAGTAGGCTTTACAACGACACCCGAGCAGCGACCTTTCGGTCTCACCCTTGGAATTGCTTAATTAGACGAGCATCTTTACCGCAAGACGCGGAAACTCCTGCTTATGAGTATACCTATCAATTCGTGTTGCCAGCTGACTTTTTGCGGCTGCTAACCCTTGAGGACGTAAACGGGCAATACTCAATAGAATCTCGTCGTATTCTCTATAATGGGGATACCTTAAAAATTAAATATATTGCCTTGCTTACAGACGTGCCAAGCTACGATACTTTGCTAGTTGACGCTTTAACTGCTAGACTTGCAGCAGATTTGGCCCACCCATTGCTTCAATCTACTACAGCAATGGAAGAAATGTGGCAACTTTATGAATTAAAGCTTAGAGAAGCTAAGTTTGTAGACGCCCAAGAAAACTCGCAAGAGGTGCTTGATGCCGATTACTGGCTTAATAGCAGATTTGGTATTGCAGATTCACGACTTACAACTCCCCCAAGGTGGTAAGTAATGTCTCGTACTACCCCGCTACAGACTAACTTTACAGGGGGCGAAATTTCGCCTCGCCTGTACGGCCGCGTTGACTTGCAAAAGTATGCGACCTCTCTTGAGCGCTGCGAGAACTTTATTATCTTTCCTCACGGTGGAATTACAAAGCGTTCCGGTACTAGGTATATTACTAGCACTAAATTTTCAAATAGAAAATGTAAGCTAATACCTTTTATATTTTCAACAGAACAAGCTTATATTCTTGAGTTTGGCCACTACTATGTCCGATTTTATCGAGATGAGTCAGTCTTGTTAAATGCTGCGGGCACTGCTCCGTATGAATTAATTACTCCATACTCAGAAGACGACCTTGACACCATTGACTTTACTCAGTCTGCCGACGTTCTATACTTGGTGCATGAAGATTACCAACCAAGAACTTTAAATCGGCTAGGTGCAACTAATTGGTCTTTAGATTTATTCATATTTAAAGACGGTCCGTATCTTGACGTCAATACAACCTCGACTACCGTTCACGTAAGTCATTTAACTGGAACTGCCACAATTACCGCTAGTTCTGGTATATTTGCGGCTACAGATGTTGGTAGATGGTTTAGATTTAAAAATGGAAGCCCAGCCGTTTGGGGTGCTGCCACAATTACCGCTTATACAAATTCTACAACCGTTACTTGCTCGATTGATCAAAATTTCCCATTTGGTTCTACTGGCGCTGGTAATTCTACTAGGGATTGGCGGTTTGGGGCGTGGTCAAATGCCTTGGGTTGGCCGACTTGTGTAGCCTTCTTCCAAGAACGTTTATTTTTTGCAGCAAGTCCTAATAAACCGTCAACGGTTTGGAGCTCTAGGACATCAGACTTTTTGTACTTTAGTCCGTCAAACGCTAAAGCAGAAGTACTTGACGATTCTGCCCTAAATTTAACGCTGGCTACCGACCAAGTAAACGCTATTCGTTGGATTTACGGAGAGAAACGGCTGCAGCTTGGTACCTCAGACGGTCCTTTTATTTTGTCCGCCGGTCGAAACTACGAGGCATTGACGCCATCTAACTCAACTATATCTCGTGAAACAACTGACGGTACGGCTAATGAACGACCAGTTGGTGCAAGTCGGACGACTTTGTACATTGATAGATCTAGGTTAAAGCTTAGAGAATTATCATACGACATTAACATTGACGGCTATACTTCTGTCGACCTTACATTGCTTGCTGAACATATTACTACGGGCAATGTTAAGCAGGTAGTTTACGCCCGTTCTCCTGATAACTTGGTATGGACACTGTTACAGACAGGCGAACTTCGTTGTTGCACATACGAGCCAGACCAAGAAGTTGTTGCCTGGCACCGGCATATTATCGGTGGGACAAACGTCCTCGTAAAACAAATTGCGGTTATTCCAAAGAATGACGAATCCGAAGAAGTATTGTATTTGGTAGTTCAAAGAACAATTAATGGACAAACCGTACAGTATGTTGAGTACTTAGAAAAATCATTTGATACGGCCAAAGGAATGACCGTAGAGGATGCTTTCTTTGTAGATAGTGGTATTAGCTATGACGGCGCTCCGGTGAGCTCTCTGAGTGGTCTAAATCATCTAGAAGGTCAAACGGTACAGATCCTAGCTGACGGTGCAGTACACCCTGACCGGGTAGTTACTAGCGGCAGTATTACTTTAGCAAGAACTGCCTCTAAGGTTAGCGCCGGATTAACTTATACCGCGCGAGTACGGACATTAGACCCTGAGGTACAAACACAGACTGGTCCTTCTCAAGGTAAGATTCGCCGTATTGAACGCGTAACTTTCAGGTTAGTAGACACGTTTAACTTAAAATTTAAACCTAATGCCGGCGCCCTTGAAATTATTCCATTTAGAACTGGAGCAATGGCGATGGGCAGCATTGAACTATTTACTGGTGATAAACGAGTATTAGTACAGCACAGTCCTGAGCGCCAGTTTGAATTGTTAGTCCAGTCTGATACTCCGCATCCTTGCACTATTTTAGCAATTATGTACGCAATGACGGTCTCGGAGCGCTAAAATGATTAGACAAGCAACCGTAAAAGACGTGGATACTTTAATTGAGGTGGCTAAACCATTTTTAAGATATTCAATGTATGCGCAGTACACTGAAATAGATAACAATGAGTTGGCTTTTTCTTTGTGCAATATGATTGATAACGGTGTTATTTTTGTCGCGGAGTATGACGGCCAAATCGTTGGTGGCCTTGTAGGAGCCATTAACAATTTTTGGTTTAATCGCAACACAAAAATGGCTTCTGAGTTAGGCTGGTGGGTAAATGAAGAACACCGCGGAAAAACCGCTGGAATTCGTCTTTTACAAGCATTCGAACATTGGGCAAAAGAAAAGGGAGCGGATGTTATTAGTCTATCTGATTTGCGGGTAAACGATGAATACCCAGCTGGCGGTTTGTATGAAAAGCTAGGATACCAAGTAACTGAACGCGCCCATGTAAAGGGATTAATATAATGGCAATTGCAACTAGTACAGCTATTCTTGTTGCTGCCGCAGCTGCTACGGCCGTTACGGCCTATGGTCAATATCAACAAGGACAAGACGCTAAAAAAGCAGCCGATTACAACGCTGCGATTATGGAGCGGAATCGCCAAGCCGCCGAGCAAAAAGCCCAATTTGACGCAGACGCACAAGCCTCAAAATTGCGTAGATTAATGGGTTCACAGCGAGCTGCAGCAGGAGCAAGTGGTTACCAAAAAACAGGAAGCATTCTTGATTTGCAAGAAGACACTGTTATTCAAGGTACGATGGACCAATTAGCAACCTTGTATGGAGGCAAATTACAGGGCCAAAATTATGAGGCCCAAGCAAACTTGTCTAGAATGGAAGGAGCTGCCGCTGCAAGAGCAGGCACCACAGCCGCTGCCGGAACCTTGCTTGGCGGAGCATCAAAAACAATGTTTATGAACGAACAACTAAAGGGTACGCCCGCGGCCAACACTACCGTTTTTGGTAACCCTATTAAAAGAACTTAAACACTATGCCAAGAATACCTCAATACGAACAGCAAGGTAGTTTACCTAATGTGCCAATGGCGGCAAATAGGTCCATGGCAAGCCCAGGTTCCCAGGCGCTTATCCAAGCCGGTCAGACGCTTATGGCGGTTGCAGACAAAGCCGTTGACTGGGCGGACCAACAAGCGCGCGAAAAAGGTTCTCTTGAATTTGCCACAAAAAAGGCTAAATTAGATATTTCATATACGCAAGCTTTTGACCAGTTAGCGCAAGAAGATGAAAGAGATCTTAAAAAATATCAAAAGATGGACCTTACTAAACAAAACGACGATAGTTTAGTATCAAAAACAAATAAATTAGTAGATGACCTATTAAAAAATGAAGAGTATAAAAGTGAAAATAGGTACACGGCATCGGCCTGGGCAAAGTATACGCAGGAATTTAAGGCCTCTGCTTTAGCTGTCGCCGTTAGAGAACAGGGTAAGTTCCAAGTTCAAGCGGTTGAATTAGGGTTGTCTGATGGAATTCAAGACTCGGCAAGAGCCGTAGCAATGAACCCAACTTTACTTGATAACACCATGCTAATGTGGCGCCAGCTATTAAGCGGGGATAAGCTAGATAAAGATAACAAAGAAATCTACATTCCAGGTAAAGGTTTAACTCCCATTGGTGAAGTTCCTCCTGAATTAAAAAATTATTTACCCGTAGCAAGACCTGCTTTTATTGCTAGAGCTAAGGATAGTCTTAGCAATATTGCTGCTGCGGCTTTTGATAGAATGATTGTTGACGATCCTAAATCAGCTTATTTTGCACTTAAAGGATTAAGTGATCCTAAAAATCCTCAAGGCAAATTTAAAATGGATTTATACGGATTTAGTCCTGATCAGTATACACAACTTTTGTCGAAGGCAAAAACCCAAGCTTCTGCAGTAAATGACTATGAAGTCTACAAACTAGAAACAAAAATTGACGACCATATTGCTTCTGTTGCCGCAACAGGTACTGGGTTATTTACTAGTAAAGCGCAGTTAGCTGCAGAAGTTCAGCGAGTTGCCGACCCATTAGGGGAAGGCGGAACAAAAGCAAGTCAACGCAGTAGGGTTATGGTTGAACGGGCTTGGAAAGAGCATGAAGTAGTTAAACGCACTTTTGATATTACTAGCGGTTTACGCTGGCTTCCAGATCAGGAAATAATTAAAGGAGTAAACTCAGTAGTAATTTCTGGCGAAAACGCAGCATCAGAGGCCAAAATTAAAAATGCTGTAGTTAACCAAGCTAACTCTTTTCTTACTCAACGTAAAAATGACGTGGCCGCATATTTTGCAGAACATCCTGCGGCAAAGCAACTGTATGCTGAAGGTAAGACCGGCGAAGCAAGGGTTATGAATCTTGCCTTACAAGAAAGAGCAGGCGTTCCTGAAATGGACCGTAAGGTACTTACGGACATAGAAGTTGCCAATGAACGTAAATGGTTAACCTCCGGTACGCCAAATCAAGTAGCTGAACGACTAAGTAGTTTTAATCAGCGATATGGTGGCTCTGACGGAAAATACCAAGGACAGCGTATGATGGCTTGGCGTCAACTAACAACTGGGCCAGGTGCTTTACCTCCGACGTATATGTTTGCAGCCTCTGTTATGGGAACATCTTCAGAGACCGCAGTGATTCAAGCTTTGTCAATGAATGAAAAAACCTTACAAGAGGGTTTAGGTTCATTGTCTACTACAGGAACTAGTTTTGCCGACATTAAGTCAAAGTCAACTCTGATTGGTCAGCAGTACCAAAAAGCATTTACTGGAATGCTTCCAGGGCGCCAGGAAGTTTTTGTTGAAGGCATACAAACGCTTGCTACAAAACTTGCTGCGACAGAAGTACTAGCAAGTGGCGGTTCGCTTAGCTCAGATAAAGCTTTGCATAACGCTTATAAAAAATTAACTAGCGCCTATGATATTAGCGGTAGCAGTTACTTTATACCTAAGCCTCGTGTGGGGGCAGCTAATACCTATGTGCCTGATGCAATTCACCGCAATGCCTCGATTCTTTTACAGAGCTCTGGGGCCTTACAACGAACCTTTGCAGGCGAACAACTTAACTATCCTAAATCAAAAGATCCTGGAGTTAACTTACAACCTCAGTACTTACTAGACCAGTATTTAGGTACAATTAGAAATTCAGGTTATTGGGTAAATAATGATACAGGTACAGGCTTGATGTTAGTTGTTCAAACCAACGCTGCTATTGAGCCGGTTACTTTTGTCAGCGGGAAGCGGGTAGAATTAACGTTCGATCAATTAAGCAAATTAGACATTCCTAAAAACGTTACTCGTTACCAGCGAGGATACTTAGGAATGCCTATTTATCCTACAAAATAATGGCCACAATTAACAAAAATCCTTTAGCACCAGATGCTGCAGTTGAACCCGAGTTTTTACAGCGGGCTGAGCAGCTGAGCATAAATTTTACGCCGACAGCTCCATCGCGGTGGTTTCAAAATTTTGGATTTGATGAACTTAGGGCAACTACAGGTCAAGTAGCTAGCGCTGCAAAAGACAAGGGCTGGCAAGAAACAGGCATAGACTCTCTTGCCCGGATGAAGGAAATTCAGCGCGCAGAAGAACTTACTAATTATTCTGATTCAGAACTACGCAGTCTGTACGGACGCCGATATCGCGGCGGGCGTGGTGGGGCATCAACTGGTTATAAGATGTTTCCGACTCTTGAAGAGTTTGGCCTTAGCGAACGACCAACCATGTTGCAACCTGATCACGCAAATACCCTGTATGGTATTTCAGGGCATTTGTCTTGGGATAAGCCTGTTAGCAGTCTTGTAGCTAAAATCCAGCATGAAAGAAAATTAGAAGAAGTTAGGCTAAACAATACCCTAAGCCGCGCCAAAGGCTTTGTTGATAATGCCGTTGGATTTGGGGTGTCTATGGGAGCAGCTATTTTTGATCCCGTTGGATTAGCCCTTGGCTTTATTCCTTTAGTTGGTCAAGGTCGATATGCCAACATGACACTATCAGCCGGTCGATTTTTACGTGGAGCCGAAGCCGGGTTTGTGGGATCATTAGGGGTTGAGCCCTTAATCTACGCAGCAAAGACGCAGGAAAAAGCAGATTACGACATGTATGATTCGCTGCTAAATGTTACGTTTGGTACTTTGGCAGGCGGGGGATTGTTTGTAGTTGGCGGCAAGATGTACGATGGCTATA